AAGAAGGGGCCGGTCGCTCGAGAGCGTAAAGGGTGCAAGGGGAGAGAGGAGACGCCCACCCGGCCAAACTGTTGCAAACCCCACGGGAGAGGAGTAGGGTTTTACGCGTCGGTGGGATTGACAGTCCCTAAAGATCCGACGAGAGAAAGATTGGAATCGTTCACCCGACGCAGGTGCATCATAGCGTCCACTAGTGTCCGAAGCAATCCTCGACCGTCCATTCTTTAGATGCTGCTGCCCATATCTTGTGCCGACTGGTACTGCTCACCACAAGATGTGCTGTCGCATCGCGCAGCCAGCAGCAAAGCGAGACGCCCAGGGACAACCTCTGAGGACGGGACAAACAGCGTAAAGGTGCCATCATTTGATGGGGGGCGGTGTTGCGAGCCGCAGGTAAATCGTTGCTGATGACCGTCTCTGGGCTGGAAATCGAAGGGAATGCGGATTGGGGGCACCAACAGTCCTCAAAAGACCACTGCGCTCTGGAGAAAAGATGGTGGTTTTGAACGCGAGGACACGGGCAGGAGGTGTGAGGGTCAACCTCACCCTCCCTGTCCTAACCCTTCAATTTCTGAATTTCTGTTTCTTAAGGAAATCGAAAATTGAAATCGTGGCTTGCATCAATGAAACGATAGCGGTACATTGTTGCTGGGATTGATGAGGAGAACACAATGCAAACCCTACCGAAGCACATCTGGGACACCCTGTCCCGCATCGACGTCTCTGAGCACGTTGAGACGAAGCAAGGCCTCACTTATCTGTCCTGGGCTTGGGCCTGGGGCGTGATGTGTGAGCACTTCCCTGACACCACCTACACCTTCACGTCCGAGACGTTCCCGGACGAAACGGTGGAATACACCTGCTTCGTCACGGTCAAGCACTGCGGCCAGGTTCACACCCAGATGATGTGGCTCCCCGCGATGGACCACCGCAATAAAGCCGTGAAGAGCCCGGACGCCTTCGTCCGCAACTCCTGCAAAATGCGCTGCCTGGTCAAGTGCCTCGCGATGATGGGCCTCGGGCACTACATCTACGCAGGGGAGGATCTGCCCCAGGGACAAGCTCCCGAAGCCATCAACGAGCACGAGCGTGAACTCATTGATCGCATGATCGAAGAGACCGGCGTGGACGTTTCTAAGTTCTGCAAAGCGTACGGGATCTCGAAGACCGCTGACCTGCCGAAGGCCGCGTTCGACAAGGCCTTGGCTCAGCTTGAAAAGAAGATGGAGGACAAGTGATGGAAGACCGGATTAAGGACCTGGAAACCTCTCTCAGCGTTGCGCTGCATCTGCTGAATGAGTGCCGTGAGGCGCTGTTTGTGTTTGACGAGAAGCACCCGCTCATTGAGCGCACTGAAAACTTTGACATCGCGCTTGTCACTGAAGCGCTTAGCCAGCAAGGGGAATAACAATGGCAAATGAAATGGTTTACCGCATCAAGGGTCTGGCGATGGCTGCACGGACCCCGGAGGAGAAGAGCTTTCTGCTGAGCGTGGCGCGTGATATGCGCGCCTACATGGACAAGGAGCCGGTGAAGCCTGTGATGCAGGCCAAGCCTGACCTGATGGGTCGCATCGAGCAGTGTGACGGGCGCACCCGCCGCTTCCTGTTCTCGATCCTGCGGGCCGGGGACACTCCTGAGAGCCTCTACCAGCGTTTCCAGCGCAAGAAGTGGCACAAGGTTCGGGGTGCTGGCAAGGCGACCCAGGAGCGCATGGAAGAGGTGTTCCAGGACCTGGGTGTCGCTACCCTTTAGGAGGAGATGAATCATGGCATCGTATGAAACCGTGTTTGACCACTACGTCGCGCACATCCTTTCGGGACTAATTGCGTGTGAAGGTGTTGAACCTGCTCCGCTCGGACCGTCGCAAGAGTCCGAGTACGAGCGAATGGTTGGCGTCGCCTTTGCGATGGCTGACATCGTTATGGAGAAGCGCCAAGAATGGGGCCTTGAGTAATGAGGGTCCTTGACGTTGAGCAGGGCTCGGAGGAATGGCTGGCAGCGCGTCTCGGCGTGCCGTCTGCCTCGATGTTCGGGAAGCTCATCACGCCTACTGGCAAGCGCTCCTCTAGCTTTGACGGATTCGTCAATCAGATGGCCGCGGAACGCATCACAGGCGCGTCAACGCCCTTCCCTCAGACCGATGCAATGGCACGGGGGACGGAGCTTGAGCCGTCTGCCAGGGCGTTCTATGAGTTGGAGACAGGGAACGACGTCATCGAGATGGGGTTCATCAAGCATGACCTCCTCGAGGCTGGCTGCTCCCCCGATGGTTTTGTGGGAGAGGACGGGGGCATCGAGATCAAGTGCCCGATGCCCCATACACACATTGAAACCCTCCGTGGCGGCGTGATGCCCGCAAAGCACATCCCCCAGGTCCAGGGCTGTATGTGGATCACGGGGCGGGCCTGGTGGGACTTCGTCTCTCACCACCCCTCCATGCACACATTGATCACCCGCATCGAGCGAGACGATGTCTTCATCACCGCGCTGGCCGATCTCGTCGCCGAGGCCTGCGAATCCATCGAAACCTTAGTTAAGGAATACAAGGCATGAGCTATGACAACACCGGCAAGGCTTCCCTCTGGAAGAACCAATCCGACAACGAGAAGGCGCCCGTCCTGAAGGGCACCCTCTTCGCGCACCGCGACATCAAGGCAGGCGAGCCTTTCGAGCTTGCCCTGTGGCGGAACCAGTCCGACAACCCCAAGGCACCGGCTCTCACGGGGAAGCTGTCTGACAAGCAGGAGCGTCAGCAGGCTCCCGCCGACGACTTCTCTGACGCGATCCCGTTCTGATGGACTTCGGACGCAGGCTTGCACAGATCCAGCTCGAGCGAGAGCTGACCAACCGTGACCTCGGGGATCTCCTCGGGGTTTACGCTCAGCAGGTGACACGCTGGCGGCAGGCGCGCGACGTGAAGCTTAGCGTCGCAGCCCGGATCGCCGACGCGCTCGGCATGAGCGTGGATGACTTCGTTTCTGATCTCAATCTGAAGGATTGATAGCGCATACAAATGCAACTTGTAAGAGTTACTTAAAGGTTCATTAACCCCACTACGGGGTCTTGATGTACGCAACGAGAAGCTTTGCCTATCTTTTTTACAGCTCTGAGGTCAGATATACCTGATCTAGCAAAGGGGAAAAGTGATGCTGGGAGAGTTTTGGAGGATCGACAGGAAGAACCAGATCGACGAGGTGCTGAATAACTTTAGAACCTGGGCCCTAGGCAATTGGGACTGGTCGAAGCCCTTGGCCTTTCAAGCTAAGCCCTATGATGGCTCCAGGAGCCTCTCACAAAACGCCCTCTTTCATGTCTGGATGAAGGAGGTGCGGGACCACTTTGTCGAGCGCACCCCTGATGTCACAGAGGAGCACTGGAAGATCTTCTTTAAAACCGAGTACCTAGGGACTGAAACTATCAAGGCTGGTAAGATTGTCCATGAAAATCAACTCAGACACACATCCAAACTCAAACGTGGCGAAATGTACGACTTCATGGAGGCCGTCAACGCATGGTGCGCCCAACGCGGTTTGACTCTGCCCGTTCCAGACAGTTCCGAGTTCATGGAAATCCGACGAAGCCAGGCTTGATTCTCCGGGGGGAGGGGTAATGGGAGCGCCAATTCAGATTGACCCAGAGCTTTTGCGGTATGCCGTTTCCGAGCAAGAGAAGCGCTACATCGAGAAGACGATTGAGATCGGCTCGATGCGGGGGGCGTCGAAGGCTTTAGGTGTCCACGACGGAACAATCCGCCAGGCCATTCAAAGGGTTCAGGCTCGGGCTGCGAAGATGGGTTACGCGCCAGAGCATGACCTCAACAAGCCCACCACTGAGCCCTACTACGTCAAGGGAACCTCGACGCTTTATGACGAGGAGGGCAAGGCTAAATTGCAATGGGTCAAGACTGACCTTGATAAGCAGAAGCTAGACGAGCTTTACCGAGAATTTATTGAGGCAGCCTCGGGGGAAATTCCTAGAGAGCCGCCGAACGAGTCAAAGCCCGAACCAGACAACCCCGACACAATCAATCTCATCGTCATTACCGACTACCATCTCGGGATGCTGGCCTGGTCCGAGGAGACCCGGCAAGATGATTGGGACACAAGCATCGCGGAGGACCTCCTGGTCCGGTTCTTCGAGGAGGCTATCCGCAGGGCGCCTAAAACGGCAGGGGTGGTCGTCTGCTTTCTGGGCGACGATATGCACTGGGATTCGGTCCAAGGGCCTCTCACGCCAGCCTCTGGCCATCTCCTCGATGCCGACGGGCGGTTCCCGAAAGTGGTCCGTATTTGGATTCGCGTGCGGCGTCGCATCAATCAGATGCTGCTAGATCGCTTCCCGTGGGTTCACTTGATCGAAGCAGAAGGGAACCACAACCCGACTAGCTCGGTCTGGATGCGGGAATGGATGGCCGCGATGTACGAAAACGAGCCCCGGTTGACGGTCGATCAATCGGTCGATCCTTACTACTGCTTTGAGTGGGGAGATGTGTCCCTGTTCTTTCACCACGGACACAAGCGCAAGCCTACAAACGTGGACGATGTCTTCGCGGCCAAGTTCCGGGAGGTGTTTGGGAGGACTAAACACTCCTACGCGCACCTCGGGCATCTCCACCATCGACACGAAATTGAGTCGAACTTGATGCTGCTAACTCAGCACAGAACGCTCGCCGCCGCTGACTCCTACGCCTCTAGAGGTGGCTGGATCTCGGGGCGTGAGGCGCAAGTAATTACTTACCATAAGAGGCATGGGGAGGTTGGGCGGATTGTGATTTCCCCGGACATGATTGAGGAGATGCAATGAATAGCTACGGGAACATGAAGGAAAGCCTGCGCCGGAACGCGGCATACCAGCAGATCGGGTGTGAGTTCATGCCTGGCTATGGGAATGACGCCTTCCGCATCACCATCGAGGACGGCTCAAAAACCGTCTCAGACGTCTTCTACATCTATAACGACTCTGACCTGAATGCGGCCATCAATACCCTTTACGGGAGATTGTGATGCGTTCCATACACTTTGAGGAGCTTGATGAGGACGAAGACGGCTGGATTCAGATCTCCGTCACCGTGATCTCGGACGATCCTGCCCTATTAAACCGTGCCCGGAAGGCGTTGAAGGCCATCGCAGACGATACCCCCCGCCTGAGCGCCGTTAAGGGGCCTCTGGGGGGCGATAATGAAGGATAAGGCACTCGGGTATGGGGTAGTCCTATCGCTTCTCCTAGCGCTCCTGGTGGCCCTTCCTGGGGCCCTCCTGGCGATACCGCTAATAGGCATCGCCGCCACCCTCCTAGGCATGATGGAGCACTGATGAAAGCAACAGAAACTCAGATAGGCGGCGACCACTACCAGAAGCACGCGATCCAGCCCATTCACTTCATCATGGCGAACAAGATCCCTTTCTGCGAGGGGAATGCGATCAAGTACCTCGTTAGGTGGAGGGACAAGGGCGGTCTAGATGACCTCCTCAAGGCTCGCCACTACATCGACCTTTTGATTGAGGAAGAAACCTATGGCTCTCAAGCGTGAGGCTTGTGACGCGCACTTCTCGGACTGTGTAAGGGCCAGGGCAAACTGGTCCTGTGAGTATTGTGGGAAGTCATTCGGAGGACGGGACCGGGGGCTGCACTCCGCTCACATCCACGGCAGGCGCCACAACAGCGTGAGGTGGTCCATGGACAACGCGGTGTCACTGTGTGCCTACCACCATCGATACTTTGGGGAGAACCCCACGGAGTTCTTCCTGTGGCTAGAGGACTATCTGGGAAGGGGGCACCTGGAGATGTTACTGGAGAAGAAAAACGCCATCTTCAGGGGGGCAAAGCACATCAAGAAGGACGTCGCAAACCACTATCGAGAGATGTTTCAGGCCTTTGAGCAAGATGAGGAACCCGAGTGGATCTCGTACAACTAGACTACAGAGCGCCAGTCCCCACCCTCGAACATCACAGCCTCGGCCTCTCGTCTTCGGACCAGGCCGTCAAGGACTCGCCCGCCCGCCTTATTCCAGCGCCGGATTTCATCAGGCACAGCCCCAAGATCCCCATCATTAAGCCGGCGCAATAAGGTACTGCTCTCGAAGTTACCTGGGCCCAGGTTAAACACCCACGAAACCAGCGCGTCGAACTGATGTTGCTCAAGACATGGTTCACAGAGAGCGGTGACATACCCCTCGAACTCCTCTAGATCCTCAATCAGGAGAGCTTCCGCGGCCTCCTGGTCGATCACATCCCCTTCACGAACACCAAAAGTGTGACCGTAGCCAATAGTCCACACGCCAGCAGGGCACAGATAAGCGTCCAGGCTACAACCTTCAAAGTAACAGATAAGGGAGATCGCTTCATCGCTTACCCTCAACGGGTGATGCCCTTCGTCTTCTCGTAGGTCCTCAGGCCCCCAAGCCCCAGCATCCCCATCAGGATCGTCGTCAGGCTGTCCATGTCGAAGGTGACGGGGGTGAAGCCTAAGCCAACCCAAGCGTCTACCCACATCAACATAGGCGCTAAGACGAAGTGCCAGGCTAAGGATACGCCGCAGGTCCATCCGATGAAGGGCCTCCATCCCGCTACAAAAACGCTCCTGTGAGCCGCCTCCTGCTGGTTTACGGCAGCCTGGGCGATGGCAAGCTCGTTGGCCTGCTTCTCGGCCAGGGTCGCGATCTCATGCGCTAGACGGGCCTTCTCGTCCTTATCTTGGACGAACTTCCCGATAAGGTCCGCGACAGGTCCGACTAGGTTCTGGATCATTCCCGCTCCATCAAGCGATCAAGCTTAGCGTCCAGTGCATTGAGCCTATCAATTACACGCTGTAGATCGGTATGGAGGGTGCCCCGCGTCACATAGTCTCGGGCCATCTCCTCCCGAGTCTTGTTTACGAGCACCTGGAGACGATCAATCTCGTCGCTTCGATCCTTGAGCATATAGGCCACCACTGCAATAAAGGCGGTCAGTAATCCGCTCCATGCGGTCTCCATACCGAAGTCCACGTTACGACTCCTTGTCGTCGGCGTTGGTGTTCTTCCCAACGTTCCCAGCAAGGATATTCAGGACACGGAGCACCATATTTACAACCTTATCATCCGAGGACGATGGCGTCAGTGCAGTGATCGCCGTGGCCGCGGTGACCAGGGTCGTGATCGCGGTCAGCCATGCGGGGAATGATTCAAACAGCTCAAGAAACTTTTCCATCATTTGACTCCCTTAGAGCGCTAAAGTGTGTTAGAGAGCGGCGTCCCGGTAGCCCCAGCCGCCACAGGCTCCTCGAAGAACGTCGGAATGACGTTGGTGATGTTGTTCGAGGTATTCACCGTGGACTTCATGTGGAGCCGCTGGACCGTCGTCGCCGTACCGTTGTTGAAGGTCAGGAACGGGATGGTGACGGTGTCCCCAGAGATCTGAGGTGCGCAGGGGCTGATAGTCGATGGCACATAGCGAGAGAGGCGTGCGTCAGCAGACACAACACCCGAGGCGTTCTTGACCATCGTATACATAACCTTCCCGCCACCATTTGCCTCAACAGAGGAGCCAGAGCCCGCGGCGAAGTCGATCTCGACAATCGCGCTCTGCTGGTTCGCGGTGAAGGTCACCTCTACCGCCTTGTAGGTCAGGTTCTCACCCATCGAGCGGATGGAGTGGTAACGCTCAGCCAGGAAGGGCCCATAGCGTTGGTCGGTCATCTGCCGCCCGCGGCTGTCGTCCTTAGCGATCTGGAACGCTGCCGTCGTATCCGGGGCAATCGGGATCAGCTCCGTAGCCGTCAGGCGCCGAGCGAACACCACAGACGCATCCGTCTCGGAGCGCGTAACGCGGGCATTGATGCGGAGATCCTGGGCCGTGGTCGAACCACCGTTGTCGTAGGTACGGAAGCCCAAGTAGACAATCGTCCCGCTCGGGGTGGAGCTGGGGATATAGGGCTCCAAGGGCGCCACGTCGTTGGCGGAGTTCGAGCCCGCCTTGTAGGTAGCGCTTAGAAGCTCACCAGAGAGAACCCCGGCAGAGTCCTTCTTAATGAAGTAGAGGGCCTTGCCACCGCAGTCTGCCGCAATGCCTGCCGCCGACTTCATCGTGTAGGACAGCTCAACCAGGGCGCTCTCGTGGTTGTTGTCGAAGGACACCTCGGCGATGTTGTAGAACTTGTTCTCTTCAAGGTCCGCAATAGACCACTGATACTCATCGAACAGGCGACCGCCAGCCTGGTCTTCCATCCCACGGATGGGGACAGGGTAGGCCGAGGCGTAGGCTGCGAAGCGGTTCGTGCTCGAAGTCGCACCAGCCGCGCCAGTGAAGAGCCAGTTTCGGTCCAGGAACCCGGCGTCGATGTTGTTACCGAAGGCGACGTTATCGCGGGTCTCAAAAGTACACGCGGTAACAGTTCCGTCAGTAGCGACGAGGGAGTAGGTCGATGCCCCTCCCTGCTCCGACACCACCCCACGGTAGGAGTTCATGTAGCACTGGTGCAGGAAGCCCTGATACCCAGCCGGGATAGACGTGTTCGGCGGGTTCCGGTTGTCTAGCTGCCGCATGAGAACCGTAGGCGTATCGGGGGAGTTGTGGAAGAAGAGGCTCGAGACGTTGTTATCCAGCGCCCCTTCGTCGAGGATCATCGCCCCGCCAATCGTCGTGTTCCCGATGCGGAAGCCGTGGATCGTGTCGATGTGCATCCCATTGGCGTAGCCGTGGAGGTGGATGCCCACGTTGACGTCCGTGATTCGCATATCGGAAACGTTGTTGAAGTAAACCACCTTCCGCGTCGTCGGATCCGCCACCAAATAGATCTCGGGGGCCTGGAAGTGCAGGCCAATGTCTAGCGGGTTCGACGTCTGGCCGAAGGGGATCGGGCCGGTGATATTGAAGCCGGTGATCGTGTTGTAGGAGACGTCCCTCGTCATGAAGGTGTACATATTGGGCGCACCAACCCGAACCACACCTTCCGAGCAGCGGTTCTGGGAGGCGATAGACGAGGTCGTCTGCCCTTGACCCTTGAGGGTGCTGTACTGGCCATTCATCCAGATCACGGGGTCGCCGTTGGCCGTATACGCGCTGTAACGCCATAGGGTAGCCCCAGCCGCCAGCTCAACCAGCTTGAAGTCGCCGATCTGGATCATCGTGTCGCAGCGGTAGTTCCCCGCCGGGATATAGATGTTGTTGTTCTCGTTGATCGCCGTCTGGATAGCTGAGCTGGAGTCCAGGGTGCCGCTCGGATCCGCCCCATAGGCCGTCACATCGGTCGGGCCGCTGCTTGCGCTGGCGTCGGTCGCATTCGGTACGCTGTACACCTGCTCCCCGTTCTTGTTCTGCACCAGGAGGCTAAAGCTCTGGGTGGTGTAGATCGGGGAGGGCGTCCCACCGTTCGACGGGTAGCCGCCGATAGTCTTGATGGGCTGGCTGGCCGGGATAGACAGGCCAGAGTCCCAGTAGACCTGGAGCTGGTTCGAGACCGTCGGGAGGTTAGCTAGGCCAACGTAGACATTCCCATTCTCGAGCGGCTGCCCATCAACGTCGGTGAATACCGGCAGGTAGGGCGTGATCCGAATTGCGCTCATGTCTTACTCCCTACTGGTAGAAGTAGATTTTAGTGTAGAGGGGATCCGTTCCCGCCAGGCTTACCGTTCGACTGAAGTAGAGCAGCTCAGCGGACGAGTTGACGTAGATGTGATCGCTCGTGCCCGAGGATCCGCCAGCATTGTAGCCGAAGGTGTTCAGGTCATAGTGGTAAACGTAGGGAGCGGCCACGCCGTTCTGCACGTTGAGGTTCATATCGTTAATTGAGCGACTTGCAGCCCCCGTAAGGACCGAGGTCGCCTTCATGAACACATCGTCCGAGAAGGGGATCTTCGTAATGATTGCAGTTCCACCGCTAGCCACGCCGCTCACGTCGGTGTACTTCTCTAAGACGCGGTCATCTCCTGGCACAAAGCCAGTGAGGCCCTCAAACATCCCGAAGTAGTCCACCGTAAAGTTGGTCGGGGTAGCGCCACCGCCCGCATCCTGGGCCGTCAGGCGAAGCTCCAGTTCGGAAATGGCCTGGTTGGAGTAGTAGATCGAGCCAAAATAGATCTTGTAGTCCGTCGTCAGAACCCCGGAACGGTTCTGGCCAGCCACGAAGGTGTGGGAGTTGGCCTCAAGCAGCTCAAGGGTGTAGCTGGTCCCAGACTTGATCGCAGCAAAGCGCACGTCGGTCGTGGGGTTAGCTAGAGGGGTCGGAATGCGGACATAGAGCCCGCCGCCAGCCACGTCTGCCTTGGCCCGGATGACGAAGGTGTACCAGCCATTTAGCGTCTGGTCCTTGTTGTTGATCAGGATCCGCGCACGGTTCGTCACAGAGGCCCCGCCAGGAAACTGGAGGGTGTATTTGCCGATCTCGTCATTGCCGGTCTTAGGCACCACGGTGGTGTTCAGGAAGGTAGACTGATACAGCTTCGTGTTGAACTGCGGGTCCACGATTAAGTTGGGGGCCGTCTTCTCGATCATGAGGTTGCGGACAATCCCATGCTCCTGCACGAACATCCCAGGCTCGTCACTTGAAACGATGTTGAACTCGTTCCCGAAGAGCTGGCTACCACGACCGCCAGTGAAGTCCAGACTGTTCTGCTCGGCCAGGTTGCCGCGGAAGTAGGCCACGGTGTCGCTTGCGTCAATGCCGGTCCCGTAGATCTCGATGTCGTTATCGACGAAGGAGTTCCCGTAGGTGCCGCCGCGGATCTCGATGCCGGTACCCGTGCCGACCGCCGTACCACCGAAGCGGCAGCGGTAGACCTGGGAGGCGTTGATGCTGCCCTGGCCAGTCACGCCGAACTTCATACCGTGGTAGTTGTAGGTGAACTCGCAGTCCGTGAAGGAGTTCAGCATGGAGAACTCTTCAGAGAAGGCGGGGCCAACAGCCGTTAGGAGAGCGCCAATCCCGTCAGAGCCAGTGCTTGCCCCGTAGAACGTGCAGCGCTCCACGTTCATGTAGTGGACCCAGTTCGCGTGGAACAGGCAGGTCACGTTGGGGTTGCTTCCAGGGCCCGCGGTGAAGGCGATGGAGTTGATCGTCAGGTCGCGCATCCCAAGATGGAACAGCTTCCCTGCCGCCGTGTGGTCATTGAACTGAACCATCGTGTTGGGGATAGATCCCCCGGTGCCCACGAAGTCCAGACCGGCCCCGATGGTCGTCGATCCCTCGGAATCCCCAACCAGGGTCACGCCGTTGTAGCGCACAAATAGGGTGGTGGTGATCTTGTAGACCCCAGCCGGGAAGTAGACCGCGCCGCCACCGGAGGCCCCGACAGCGTTGATAGCCGCCTGGATAGAAGCCGTATCATCTGTGGTCCCGTTACCCTGGGCGCCGTAGTCCTTGACGCTGACAGGGCTGCCCTGGGCGTTCGTATTGGATGCGCTGTGAATGACCGTTCCGTTCTTATTCTGTACCACCAGGCTATAGGGCTGGCTGCTGTAGAACGGGGTAGCCACGCCACCATTCGACGGATACCCGCCGATGGTTGTGATCGGCTGGGTAGCAGGAACCGTTAGGGCTTCGTCCCAGTAGACGTTGACCGGGTTTGCCACGGTGTCCACGTTGGGGAGCCCGACATAAATCTTACCGTTCTCAAGCGGCTGGCCGTCGATGTCCGTGAAGACGGGGAAGAACGGGGTGACTTTGATGCTCATTCGTTAGGCTCCTTAAGGGCATCCCGGATGCGTGCGCGGGTCTTGCGATCTTTAACGTATGATAGGGCTTCTTGTAATGCCGCTCTAGCAGCGACAGGCACCGCTCCGAGCTTTGCCATAGCGATTTGGTCTAAGGCGTTGCGTAAAGCAGAGGACGTATTAGAGAAGTTCACAGCCCCAGGCGGCGCGGTCAGGATGTCGTTCGCTAATTCGGCAAGATCCCGGAGCTGCTGCGCCTCACGCTTCCCAAATAGGCTATCCAGCTTGCCCGCTTCATCCCACTGGCGAACCACCTTGTTTAGCTTTGCCGGGGAGATTAGGCGCTGTCCCTTTTGATCCGTCCCCTCTTGAAGCGCATTGTCTCGAATGTATCGGATGGCCGATGCCTTCAGATCAAACCAGGCTTGCCGTCCCTTCGGCCCTGCGTTGAGAAGAGTCTTGCGGACCTTGTTCATTTCTTCGATCGAGGAGAGGCGAATCACCTTATCAAACACATCCTGGAGGGCGATGGCGCGCTCAGAGCTTTTGCCTTTGGTCCCTAACAGCTTCGCCGTCAGCCCGACATTCTCAAACTCGTCAGCGTAGCGAGCGCGGAGGGCGCGGGCTTCCTTATACAACTCACCACCTAAACCATCAGTTGCGTCATCAATGGCGCGGATGATCCCCTTAGCAAAGTGCGACTCACGGGGGTCGGTCCAGTTCGTCACCTTGTTGATGTACTGGCGAAGGGTTTCCGCGTCGTTGATCGTTGCCTCAAGCCCGACAAGCTCGCCGCTATCAAGCTCGTCAATCATCCCCAGACGCTGCGCCTCTTGACGTGCCGCCTTGATATTCGGGGAGACACCTTCCGCAGTACGCACCTCATCAAGCGCATCTGCCAAGCGCTGAAGCCTGACAGGGGTCTCCAGCTCCCCTTGAGCACGGGCCGCGTCATAGGCCTCACGGATCTTCTTCCGCTGCACTTCTGCCCGTGTACGCACAGCCTCATCCACCGATGCGCCGACCTCGCGAGCCGTGCGCGTGATCGGTTGATTAAGATCAATCAGGGCGTCGAAGTTGTCGATGAAGGTGCCCGTCTGCTGCGCATAACGTTCTCGAAGAGGCTCGCCTAAATCACCGAGCTTCGCCGTCTCCCGCTCAAACTGGAGCTGGGAGAAGTCTCGGGTCGCCTGGCCCTTCGTTAAGCCGGACTTGCCCACAAATGGAACGGGCATCTGCGCTGCGGTTTCGCGACGAACAGCCTCAACAGGGGCGCGCGCTGCTCCGACAGAATCAGGGCCTGCCTGGGGGATTTCCTCCACCACATCGACAGCTTCAGCCACGCGACGCCCTTCTCCAGGCACGATACGGGCCGGTGTGGGCTCTCGTTGACCTAGGGGTACTGGCGCAGCGGGTTTGGCAGGAACGGGCTCAGGAGCCGCTACAGGGCGTTCTGGGAGGGCTGCCTGGGCCATGCGTGCCCTTTGGGGAAGGGTAGCTGCTGCCGCGCCAGGAAGGCCT